GTCCACGTTATGCAACGGGTGCCCTTCAGGGTAAAAACGACCTTCGCTGGGCAAAGACACGAATTCTGTGGGGTTAACAAACGAAAACAGGTCATCCGTATTCGTTGTTGTGGTTGCGGGTGTGGTTGTATCTTGTGTGGGGGCCTTCAAGCGGTCCCTATTATTTCTTCTAGCCACAAATCACCTTCTTTCTGTTTAACTAGCTCCCGGCGGCAGCTGCAACTGCAGGCCCGACAGTGTACTCAGCCCAATCATACCTGATTCCCATCTCAATGTTAAGGATTTCATCACTAGCATAGTCTAAATTGCCGAATGAGGCCTTTGTAAGAAAGGAATTTTTAAGGATCCAGGTGCCAATGAGGCCGCCCTGGCCGTTGAGTTCCTCGATAACAGCATCCCCAAGAGCATTCACCGAAGAATCCTTATTGATGGTGCCGGGGGCCTGCGCAGGGTTGGTAAACACATCTTCCTGATCGGGAGGCAGGAGATAACCAGAGTTAGTCAGAGCATCCATTAAGAGCTTGTTGCCATCAGGATTGATAGCATTAACAATAGTAACGTCGATGGGCTGCCACTCAACTGTGCCGGGGTAGTAGTAAGTGTTACCCAAGAACTTATGGGAAACTTCCGTAATCGAGTACGATGGCTTTGCGGCCAGCTTAGCAAGATATTGTTCATATTGATAGCCCTCTACGGTGCTAACAAGATTGGGGAGCGTAAGTAGAAAGCGATGTGCTCTCCTAGGCTCTGATAGTGCGCTTGTCCAAAATGGCATTGTTATAAGTCTCCTGCTATATCTAGTTTAATTAGTCTCATTCGCCAAAACAAACCGGACCTTGATGGATTAATCATCAAACGATGCTCCGGTTCTTGTGATATTGAAATCAATCGCAATGTATTCAATAGCACGGGTGGGCTTCAGGAAGATCTTCGCATACATAATGTTCTGATCTACGAGGTCCGGGGTGGTGGTGGTCTCGTCGAGAACCACCTTATAATCCGACAAACCAAAGTTTGTCTTCACGTTAGCCAAGAAGGGATCCACTTGACCCTTAAAACGCAACCATGTCTGCTGCACATTGGGATCGAAGAGGAGCCGCGACGCGATCTGCGAGATGCGCTTCTTAACGAAGATCATCAGGCGACGTACATTGATGCGGTCCAACGCGGAAGGAGTAACCTGGAGGGTCTTCTGACCGAAGATTACAATGCCTTCGTTGGGGAACTTAGCAATGGGGTTAACATTCGAGGCGTACAGGTCATCACGGTCCTTGCGGCGAAGCTGATGGGCAACGTCCACCACCGGGAGACCCGCAGAGCCCTCAGTAAGCCCACCGCGGTTGAAACCGGCTGGTGCGAACCAGACCTGTGTCTTGCGCTGTGAGCTCGAGAAGGTACCAATAGCAGCCACAGAGGGGGGTACCCAAATAAAGGCGCCATTGATGGTGTCACGGGCTCTAAGCCAGGGATAATAGGCACAACCATACGACGAATTGAGGTTACGCGTACGCAGCCCATTGACGATGGTATTGATTGTGCTCTGAGTGTTAAGCCGGTTGATGGCAGTGCCTTCCTCGCGGGGCTGGAATGCGTCCGGGAGGTCGATAACGGCCAAGGCGTCCGCACGAGATTCACAAAGGCGTACGAGATTGGTGGTGAGGCCCTCTTGCGTAAGCCCGGGAATAGATGCCATGTTCATTTCCACCATTTCGGGATCTGCAACCGAATCAATAGCCTGTCGAATGGAGTTAAACACATAATTGGTCTTATCGGTCGGAGTTCCTGTCAGGTTGCGGTTGGCGAAAGCATCCATCTCAGTGATGTCTGTGCCATCGAATCCACCGTACATGGGGACCGTGAAGCGGTCGAAGCCTGCGTCAAGGACGCCGGCTACTAGACCGTCGACGCGTGTGAGCGACTGACCGCCACCAGCGGTCGGTCGGGTTAACTTAGTAAACGACCCACTGATCCAGCTACCCTGCGATCCCGATATATCGTCGAGAGTGAAGGTCATAGAACGTTCGGTAGAGGCATCCGTGGAGAACATGCTTCCCACAATACCTCCGCGTACGCGAAGGAGGTCGATATTAGAGCGATCGAAGACTGAGCCTCCAGCAGCTGTAGTGGTCTGATACCCAAAATAAGCATCCGTATTCACTGGTAAATTACCAGCCGAAGAAGATACTCGCAGCTCCGGTACCGGCATCAAGACGGAGGCTGTCAAGGTTGCGCCGCGAATCTTGAAAAGGTGGCCGCACCAGTCAGTTCTGGGCTGAGCGATCGTAACTCTGTCCGACACAGAACCAGTAAGCCACACACCAGCTGTCGTTTGCTGTGTGATCTGTCCACCGGTTGCGGCGCCGGCGGTACCAATCACCTGATCTTTGTACTTAACAATCCCGTTGAAACCAAAGGGAAGAAGGTCGGCAGACGTAAGACCAGCGTCAACATCGGAGTTGAGCGCCAATCGAATGTATTGAGAAACGTTGGGCCAGTCGCCGTATTGAACGTAGCGGCGCTCGGTGCTATCCCACTGGGTGTATTGCGTGCCAATCTTACGACCGACATAACTAAGCGAATCGGGATTGAGATCACAATTATTGAACTGCTCCACCACGCGGACGACATTATCTGAATCACTCAGGTGACGGATGACAACCGAAAAAGTACCGTAGTCACTATCATTATCAGGAGATCTCTTGATATCCTGAATAGAAACCTTAAGGTTCCGATTGGTCCAGTCGCCAGCCTCGTTGAGGGCATGAATAGTAAATAAGGGTCGCGACGAAGGGCTCGTGCTTGTGCGGCAAGCAATCACCTGGGGTGACTGCGCCGACTGGAGGCCGGTCTGATGTGCGCCGGCGCTACCGTTTGTAGGGGATACAGTATTGTTAAGACGTACGATGGCGGCGTACGTTTGGGTCGTATCCGTTACATTAGCATTAACATGGCGATCAAAACTCTCGCCGAGCCAGTAATTACGACGTGTAGTAGCATCAGTAATACTTGTATTGGTCAACTGAGGATTGGTGTTAAACACTTTACGAATGTATCGTGAGCTCGTTCGATCAAAGTTAAAGGTAACAGTCTTCGAGCCGCCACTACCGGGGCCTGAACCAGTCATCACCATCTTGAACTGCTTACGAGTGCCGTCGTCACCGATGATGAAACCGGGGCCTTGCTGACTGAGAGTTGAGATGCCGGGCAGACCAGCAGCAGACTGTGAAAGAGCCACCGCTCCCGTGAGCACCAAGTTAACACTGGCGGGGGCGTAAAAAATAGCTCCCAGAGATCCTTCGAACTTATCCCCTGCGAAGGTAGCGCCATTGGATGAAGTAATGGGTTCGAAAACCACGAGGCCCCACGCATTAGTCTGGTCCCAGCCGGCTTCACCGGAGCCAACGGTATAGCCGCTAGCTTGCTCACCCAAAAGGCGAATGTAAGTTATGGGAGAACTATTGCGAAGATACGCTTGGGCCGCATAGGCGCCATAGGTGGTCGCAGTGGTGTCGTTGCCGGTGCGCCAGATGTCGCCGCCGGCTCCGCCGGGGGCCGGGGCCCCGAAGACGCTCACGAACTCTTCAAACGAGTCGACGCGAGTGGGACGTAATGCAGGACCTTTTGCGGCTCTGCCAATAATAACCGGGCCGATGCCTGCGGGAGAAGCAGGGATTTGAGAATTGTCAATCTCGTTAACAAAAACTCCCGGGGAAACAAATCTATAATTTTTAATCGACATTCGTTAGGTTCTCCTATACACTGAAAATGTTCAAAAGTAAATAGTGTTAAATAGTAGCAATGGTATTATTCTCTATAAAATCCATCTTTAATGTTGCTGGGTATATCGCCGAAGATTGTTCTTTCCCGAGCAAACCTAAATTCCACTGCATTTTGACGGCGCACGATTTTGGGTTTCTCCGCATTTGCGTCCTCTCCCATCAGATACCCTAAAACCTCGATATTAATACTGGTTTCATAGTTGCGTTGAGCCATTCCGATATCGGCTTTATTAGACCCATCCGAGAAGGATCCTTGAATAAAAACCTCATAAAAATGACCTTCATTGTGGATACGTTTGGGGGTCCGGGAGTTGCCCGGAACGGTAAAGAAGGGCGTGACAAGCTCATTCAACTGCTGCTGGTATTCGGTACGTGCTGTAATTTCATATGCCACCTTGACCCAGACAGGCAGAGGCATGGTAATTGTCTCGTAAACAGCACGTTGAGTGGACATATTGCGTTTATTGGTGTTTAGCATCTTGCCCGCTACCTTCTTATTAACCCCATAGCGGCGTCGCGAAAATGCATTTTGAAACTCTGCTGTCTTCTTCGGGCTAATCTGTCGGGCAACTGTAATAGTGCCGCCGGCCGGTCCTGGGGCCGGATATAGGTTGGCATATACACTGCCACGGAAGTCCTGGTCCTTGGTTACATTCGATCGATTCACCGTTAAGAGCGGCAGAATGAGCGTTTCTTCTGAGTCTCTGAGATCTTTATTATGTTTTAGCTGGTATGCCCTCTCGGCCGTTACCCAGAGTACCGGAACCTTCTTAAAGCCAGCATTGCTCGTCACTGAGAGATTTAACTCTTCGTCAATGAAGCGCAGCATTGCGCCATCGATGGTTTCCAGTGTCGAAGGCATGAATTCAATCTCATGCAATTTCTTTTCGACACCTTTATTACCCACATAATTATATTTTGTGGCTTCAGTGTCCTGAATTTGTTCTTGAGTACGTTTACTTCGCTTTTGACGTCGCTTAGTTGTGGGCATTAGTGGTCACCTACCCTACGTAGATGCCGGCGGGAACATTCTCCAGCACTTTCTTGGCCGAATCCTGGAGTCCAGCGTCGGTAGCAGCGAGCTTGTCGTATGTGAGTTCATTTAAGATTTCCTTGAGCTCCAGCCGCAGTGAATCCTGCTCAGATTTTGCTTCTCCCAGCAACGCGGCATGATTTAGGGTGACCGACTCTCCCGGGATGGGGACAACGGCAAATTTACCGCGGATTTGACCTAGCATTTCTTTGGTTAATGCTAAAGCGAAGCGTCGAATCCACTGCTTTCCAATAGAATTAATCTTATTGTAGGGAAGATTATTAAAGGGCAGTGTGTTTAAGTTGTTGACTCCCCTAATTCCGTCTTTCCCTCGAGGATTTTCCTCCCACGGCTCATAATCATGCTCAATACTGAACTGTACCCAAAACTTTTGAGGGCTCGTGCTGTCAGGACGAGGGAATAGACGTAGTCTGTTGTCTAATATCTCATAGGAATAGTGGGAAATGCGGGTCCACAAGGCGTCTTCATAGGCCATGGCCTGGAGTTTATTCTGCCATGCGGGAACAATTTCAAAAGTAGAATCGTCGGCGTATTGACCATAGGTGCGTAAGTTACCAACCACGGAAAAACCCCCGTAGTAGCCGTAAAAGCGCCACATAGCCCGCGGAGTTTTAAAAAACACCTTTCGTACTATCACGCGCTTGTCTTGAACACGGCCAAAGAAAAGCGCGCTGTTCTCGGTAAGAGAAGAGGCCGATAAGATCGCCTGAAGGTCGTAATCCTGTTTACCGGGCTGCATATTGAGAGACCCCGAGTATATGGGTAGTTTACCGGACATGCCGGCATCGTGCGAGATGGCTTGAGAAACGCGCCGAATATATCCATAATCAAAGCGCGGGTAGCGTAGTTCTATATCGGATCCAGAGAGGGCGTGACCGGCTATAATTTGGCCATCTTGGTCGAATGAGGCTGTGGCCGCACCAAGGAAGTCCGAAAGACTGTTTTTCGACTGGTGCAGGTTGATAATATAGGAATATTCAAGGACAGCCTCTTCATAGGCCGAATATACATTCCCCTCGGCTAATTCAATATCTAATACATCCCCACCCAGCTTCTTATATGTGTAGGACACTTGATCGGCGGCGCCAGATAGAAATGCCGCCGATGAATAAATCCCGAAAGGCAGTGTAGCGGATACATTTGTAGTGCTCCCCGTAGCGGGCAGTACATTGATGTTTGTGGTCGAGGCCGGATTTAATTTTGGGAGAGCCATATACGTTCCTCTATGAAGCTATTACTAAATAGAAAGCCCCGCCTCAAAGAGACGGGGCTTTAACTATTTTGACCTTACGTCGAGTATGCTAGTCTAGTTTTCCAGACCGCGGACAATAACAAGCCCATACATATCAGGACGAACCATCTTCTTGGCATATCGAGTCATCACGCCCTTGCGAGGCACGAAGTCTTCAACACCGAAGATCGTCGGAGTGGTCTGCAGCGGCACATAAGGTGCATACACATAGCCACTCTCAAGGAAGCTACTTCCACGACGGCCCACAAGGAGCAGATTACGCGGGAAGTAAGGATCGACGAGAACGTCGAACTTCTTCGAAAGCGAACCGACCTTAACAGCACCCGCGTCGCCGCGGTCGCTATCAGCAGTCACATTGGCACGGAAACCAGCAGTGAACTCAAGCAGGTTGGCAACTTCAGGCGAACAAACGACGAAGTTAGCAGCCCCACGCAGAGTTTTGCGATGGATCTGTGCTGACACATCATTGATAGTCTCAATGAGGGTCTCATACCACTCACTCACGTTACCGGTGAAGTCCTGCGTCACGCTGGAAATAGCACCCGTCTCGCGGTTGAGGAACTGACCCGGGTGTCGGGACCAGTAACGAACACCAGCGCTAGAGCCGGCGACGAGATCCTCAAGAATCTCGCGATCGATTTCGAGAGCGATCTGCTCAGACAGAATCTGAGTAAGCTCGACCTCGGCATCAAGGTTGTGGTAGGCGTTAAGATCCTGTCCTAACTCCGGAGTCCACTTGGCCTTGAGCTTCTTGGTAACCGCGGTCACGGCAACACTGTCGACCTTGATGTCGATCTCGGGGATCGAATCATTGCCTTCAAGAGCCCACTGCGCCGCACCTTCGATGGCACCAATTGCGGTACCCACCGCACGGAAGTTATCCGTAATCGGGAAGGTTCCCTGAGCATCAAGGACACTATGGCTGAGGGCCACGGGGGTCCCAGCGGCTGTGGCACCAACGAACACCGCAAAGATGTTAGCCGAGCCGTCAGCAATATCGGCCTTCACACCGGTCGAGTTCGAGGAACTCATCGCCGTAAGCCGGCTGACCAGAGTCAGATTGGCCGTGTTAGATGCCGTCAGAGCAAGAGCCGAGAGGTCACGCAGATTGAACTGCGACGCGGCCGGAATAAGCTTCTGGCCGATAACGAAGTCAGAACCAGAAACGAGATCAGGGTCGAAACGCAAAATCTTGTCCACCTGGGACTGAGGCATGACCTGGTCGCGGGATCCCTCTACAAGGTTTCCGGACCAACCACCGTTGCTCCCCAGAGTACCGGAGAAAACAACGTTCCACGCGCCGGATGTGCTGCCTGTAGCCGAAGAATAACCATTGCGCAAGTTGTAAGGACCACCCGCATCAGTGCCGGCGAGACCAAGAAGGTCAACACCACCAGTGATCTGGGCGCCCACGACGTCGCCGCCGTAAATCGACTTACCGAACTGGAACCCAAGACGGGTTTCTTGGTTCTGGCCAGAGGCCTGGTATACACCACCAAAGGTGAAGTCGAGGAAGAAGATGAGGCCCGAAGGCAAGCTCATCGGCTGAACGCTAACGAGATCGTTGGCGATCAGACTGCCGAATACACGGCGAACGAGGGGGAACGCGACGGCAGCAAAGCCCTCAACGTCTCCACTAGCCATAGTGGAGCCCTCACGGAGAATTTCCTTTGCTTGGTTCTCAAGCAAGCGGGCCATTCCCTGTCGTTTGGTATCGTCTCCGATACCCTCAAGAAGACCGGTCTGCTCCCACTTGGTAATAAGTGCAGCGCCCTCCTTCGAAAGATCGCGATTAACGATACCTTCTGTTAATTTCTCTACAATAGACATTTTAAACCTCCTTATATAATGTTAAACTGAATGTCACTTTGTTAAACCTGCTAAACGCAGCATTCGACCCATTTTAGGGTCTCGTGTTGCCTCGTTGTTTCTCTTGGAATTGATCAAAAGCGATGTAGGTCTTTGGACGGCTTCACGCAGTGTTTGTGGTCTCGATCCCTTTGTGGAATTCGAAACACCCACGGCGTTTTGAATTGTCTCAAAAATCATATTCGCTTCTTCAACAGAATGGGCAAGTTGAACAGCCTCGACAATTTTATGTTTTTGTCGCTCATTCAAGGAGGCGCTATTCAAAGCCTTGTTTTGATAAACAAGCTTGGCGTTATCCAAGTTCAGCTTCGTAAGCTGATGCTTGGCTTCTAATAAGAGAGCTTGTAACTCTCTATTTGATTTTCTAACGACGGCAACTTTAGATTCGTAAAGTTCCGCGTCTGATACCACATCAGAAGCAGTGGAGGTGCTAGCCTCAATCTCTTCTTCTTCTAAGTGTGCAGCTGATGCAGCTGCCATGGCATCGTTGTTGGCTTGCTCGACGCTATTGTCGGCTGAGTTGACAGACGACCATCCTTGCGGGCGCGGGGTCATATCAACCACCAGCTCCTCAATCAAGTCGGCGAGCATTTCTTCTGTTAATGCGATGTCTTCATCTTCTTGGAGCTCTTCGCGGTCGGCTCCTCCGGCGAGACTAGCGGAGTCTTCTTCAGCATCGTCTTTTAACTCAACGTCGCTAATTTCTTCCATCATCTCATCGGCCATGCCGAGAGCATCGGTTAAATCTTCTTGGGCGACTTCTTCGCCGGCGGCCTCTTCCTCGGCAATGCGAGCTTTCAATTGATCAAAATCAATTTCAATCAATTCGCCGTCTCGAGGGCCGTCGATCTCCTCGTTGGCAAAACCAAAAGGAACGTCTTCAGTAAAAGTAGTATCAGCGCCCTCTTCAGGTGCCTCTTCCAATCCCAATTCATCCTGCTCTAATAAGGTGGTGATAGCATCCCTAACTTCCCCCGAATACTTCTCCAATACGGCGTTTTCCGCATTCTTAAGTGCAGCTTCCTTAAGGGCTTTAGCGTCTACAATCGCTTCTTCTAATAGTGAAGACATAGAATTAACTCCAAATCTGATGATTCATCAAAAATAAATAGTTCGTAAGATGGGGAAATGACTAATAGTTGTGATTTCTGCCACAAGAAGGTTTTGATTTATGTAAATTTTATTCTTCATGCTGGGATCTGTTATCAGTAAGGATAAACCAGTTTCCCCCGGTGCTCACTACTGTTAGGCTCTGTGGGGTCCAGCCATTTATATCAATCGAATCTGAATCATCGTCTAGATTGGGGCCCTGAAATTGTCCTCCCGAACCGGTAATGGTAAGGGTGCCTTCCTCCTGCTGATTGTGGCTTATAATATGATATGTTCTTCCCGTGATTCCAGAAACATTAGGTAAGGTGAAGCGGCCATCCCCGTCCCCAGTATAATCTACTATATAGTGAGTTCCGTCTAAGGTAAGGGAACTGCTACCAGCGGTGGAGACTCCGGTATAGTTTCCGGCCTGGGAGCCACTAACTTGAAAGGTGGAGTTGGGTGAAGTTGTGCCAATGCCGACACTATCCGCACTCCCGTCTATCCTCATTACTTCTGCCCCAGAAGTTCCTCCGTATATGATAGTATCGATGGAGGCGTCCGTACGTCCGATATGTACCTGATCAGTATATTGGGTACCAAGCCTCAATATACTAGCGGGGTAGAGGTTGAGGTCCGCGTTGGAATCATTCGTTGTCAATTCCAACGTTCCGTCCGAACTCATATTAAATATGGTGCTATTGCTTGCATCATAACCAAGCCTCATTACTTCTCCAGTATCTATTACGTGAAGTTTTGCGGCGGGGCCGGCTGTGCCGATGCCGACCTTTCCACTTTCTAGTATAGCGAATGATGAACTCACTNCCCACCATGGCTTCCCGTTGGTGCCATCAAACCCTATCTGATATCTTGCGCCGNCGTATGGAACACCAGCAAACCACTCCTCGTTGCCGTCGTCGCAGGTGAGGTGTATGCCCCGGGCGCGGTAGTCAATATTAGAGTTAAGCTCAATAAGGGTGGCAGCTGCCTGCGTGTACGGGCGCATATTGCCCTTAATCAGCAACTGGGCGCCGTCCGAGCCATCGTCGCCGGCTTCAATTTGAACGAGCGGGTTGGTTTGGGCGTAGCTAGACGAAATATGTAACATAGCTGATGGGGTGCTGTCCTGTTTGTTTCCAAGACCGATCTTGCCGCCTAGAAGAAGATCTCCGGATCCTGAAATATCACCTATAACGGTTAGTGCTTCGGACGGCGATGATGTCCCGATGCCGACGCGGCCAGAACCCGTCACTGCCAATACAGGATTTTGTGA